TCCCCAGAATTGCGAGAAATCTCCGGCATCACCAGCACCGAGGCTGTGTCGAGCAACTCTTATGGCATGCGAGGAATTGATCTCATAAACAAGCACCGGGATGGCCTCGTTTTGGACTGCGGCGCAGGCCGACGTGACGTTTATTTCGAGAACGTCGTCAATTTCGAAATCGTCGACTACGACACCACCGATGTTCTAGGCGTAGGTGAAGAACTGCCTTTCAAAGATGGAACTTTCGACGCGGTCATTTCGATCGCAGTTCTGGAGCATGTGAAAGATCCATTCCGGTGCGCCCGTGAGATCATCCGCGTCCTGAAGCCAGGCGGCGACCTCTACTGCGCCGTCCCGTTTTTGCAACCTCTCCACGGCTATCCGCATCACTACTACAACATGAGCCACCAAGGGCTTCGTTCGCTCTTTGACCACTCGATGACGATCACCGAGCAAGACGTCCCAAAGGCTGGACAGCCGATCTGGACGCTCACTTGGTTCCTGCAGCGGTGGGACGCCCAACTGCCGGAAGAAGTGCGGGCGTCGTTCCGAGGTAAGACGATCGGAGAACTGCTCGAGCCCGCCGATCGTTATCTGGACGAGGAATGGGTAAAGTTGCTCCCAAAAGCCGCTCAGTTCGAGCTTGCATCGATCACAACTGTCCTGGCCACGAAAACCGATCCGTTGCGTTAGGCACTATCGGGCCAGCCGGCATCGATCTCAACCGCACTTAACTCCGCTAGGGCCAGGTGACGGCCGCAGCCGCGGCCCGGGCATCAGCCTCGGTGCCAGCGTCGACGATCGCTCTTTTGCCACCGAGCCGGGCAGCCTCGATCGCCGCGCCGATCATCTGCCACTGCGCATAGGCGGCAACGATCACCTGCGCGACGCCGCCGATCTCGGCCGCGGTAATTCCGATCTCGGCGGAGAGGATCGGATAGTCGGAAGAGACGGGGTCGGTGGCGGCAAGGTATCGCGTGGCCTCGTCAGCCTTTTGCTGATAGGTCATCGCCTGGCCTGCGCCGGGCGTGATGTATTTCAGGCGCTCGCGCTCTGCCGCCGCATCGATCGCGGCGGAAAGGCTGGCCTTCACATCATTCAGCGATGGTTCTGCCGATGCCGAAAACACCGGAGCTCCATCCGATCCCGATATGATCGCCTTTCCCTGAGCCTGCCCCTGCAGCAGTGATGCATAGGTATCGTCATCGACTTCTATGGCGTCGGATGGGCGAATTTGCCCATCAACGTAAAAGCCACCTGTTTCTGCGGAATAAAACATGAAACCCTCTTAGGTTGGGCCGACAGCGAGCCAGGCGAAGGAAGTTGTGGTCAGGATCATGCCGCTTCCGTTCCATGTGACGGAGCGGAATGTGCATTGTGAAGCCGAGATTGCTGCCGTCCCAAGAAAAGATGCATTCGAGGTCGACCATCCCGATGCCGCCCTATCGATGCCGACGACGGTGTATGGCACAGCCGAGAACGCCTTGGGAAAAGTCACCGTCTGCGATCCCGATGAAGTGTTGCCGGATCCCCACTGCATCGTCAGGCCGCCGGAAAGATCAATCCATCCGGACCCTGAAATCAATGATTGCCCAAAGGGCGCGGACATCAGGCGCCAGTAGGTGCCGTCATATTCGAAATCGTTCAGACCAGCCTGGATATCGCCAATACCTAAGCTGTTTGTGTTGCGACGCACCACCGCGACTGCCCCAAGGCCGTTCACGTTGAGCGTTACAGTGGCAGACGTGTTGATCGCAGGAACGATCAGGCTCGCACGCAGGCCGGCAACCAAGGCGGCAGGCGCAGGCGTCAACGTAGCCGTCAAAGCGTTCGCCGTTCCGCCTGCAGTGGCGAAATTCATCCTGTTCGACTGGATAGCTTTTGCCACCTGGTGGAGATCGGCCTCGTCGGGCGTCAGTCCAACCCCTGCGATCAGGTTGGCTAGCTCGCGCTGTGGATCCTCGATTGCAGCGGCCGGAACCTTAGATCCGACGACTGCGCCGGGAACGTTGCGGTCGACATAAGGCGCATCCGGATCGACCGACCCGAAAGGTGCTTGATATTTCATGACATACCTCGTTTGGAGATCAGGTATCGTCCGCCAGGACGGGAAGGGTCCATGCCGGCGCCAGGCGGCGCAGGATGCAGAGCAGGCGTTCGGCGTCGCCGAGATCGAACAGCGGATCAGAACCGCATTCGGAAACGCCGCAGGTGAAATAGTCGACGCCAAGGCCGGTCACGTGCACGATCCAGTAGGTTTCCTGCCTCATATCGCCGACCGTGTGTTCGCCGCCGCATTCGGAAAAGCCGCATTCGAAAATTGCCGGCTCCTCGATCGTGATCTCGAAGCCGTAGGCGGCTGCGATCCGGATGAAATCGCCGGGTGTGATTGTCGCGACGCTGTTGACCTTGGCTTCCAGCGCCCGCAACCGTTCGGCGACGCTGGTTTCGCCGGTCACACAATTGTCTGGCAGGCCGTATTCCGCCTCCCATTCGGGCAGCAGCTCATCAACACCGGCGACCGTCGCATTGCGCGCCAGGGTCCAAGCGCGTGCATAGAGCCAGACGAAGCTGTCGACCAGCACGCGGGTGAAGCGGGCAAGCGGATGACTGAGCGGTATGGCCTCGCCATCCGGCGTCCCCCAGGCTGCGCCGGTGGGCCACATCGCAAGCCCGGCCGAGACGAGATCGTCATTCTCGGGCGCGGCAAGCGCGTCATAAGGTGCGGCAACCGGGACGATATCGTCTATAACCGAGGCGGCCGTGGTGACCGTGTTGAGCGCGGGATCACGCATACGTCATCGTGCCCATTGTCGGAAACTCACCGCCGGAGAACACGATGTTCGCGGCCGGCACCGCGAGATCGTGACTGTCCTCGCCCGTCGCCGTCGAGATCACCTCGTCGATCCAGGAGCGCGGCAGGGTGAAGGTGTTGCCCGTAATCCCAGGCCTGCAGCGCGCTAGGTACATGGCGGAGATTGCCGTCTCGATAGCGGCGCGAATCTCCGGCGTGTCGGCCGAGAGATTGTTGATGGTGATATCGACGGGATGCGCCACCGGCGCCACCGCGACGCTGTCGTCGACCCGGATCAGCCGCGCGGCATCGATCGCCGCCTGCACCACCACGACGTCGGATGCCTCCGGAATAAAATCATCCCGGCCGGCAAACAGGAAATAGACGAACACTGAGCCGATGCTGTTTGAGCCGCGAAAGGCCCATGCCGCCAGCACGCCCGGCACATCGCGCACGACCCGCTCGTAATCCGTTAGCGTACCGCCGCCAGGCGGATTGCGCTTGCGCTGCAGACCTCGCGCCCGAAGGCTGTCGTCACTCTCGATATCGGCGCCACCGCCGAGACCGCCGGTCGCAACCTCCCATTCGCTTGACATATCCGGATAAAGCACCGGGTCGGCAAGCGCCAGAATGCCACCTTCTTCGCGATTGCTCGTCGACCCGCGCACTTCGGAATCAACCGCGATCGTCAGCGCCCCGGAACCATCCGATGTCGCCGGCGCGGTCGAGATATAGGTCACATTGCCAGAAACGAAGCGGATGCCGGAGGGGTAGGCTGTCAGCGCCGTGCCCGTACCGGTGATCGAGCCCGATGCCGCCGAGGCCTGCTTGCGGTAGACGCCGATATCGGAGCAATGCAGCACCAGCCACTGTCCGGTCGCCGTCGAGATGAACAGCTGCCGGGTGAGATAAGCCATCCGCAGCTCGAATTCGTGCGCCAGCGCGGCAACCACCTTGCCGGTTACCGTCACGAAATTATTCCATAGCGATGTGTCGGTGCCCGGGAGATACTGCCGGAAGGCACCGCGCACTCGCTGGGAAGCCTCAGTAAGCGAGCGGATTGGCCACGCCATCAATCTGTCTCCACAGGAGTTCGAATTTCTTGTCGTAGATCCGCGTTCCGTCGCGCCCGTAGAGCGCGACCGACAGGTCGAGGCGGTTGGCAGTCCGGTCGGCCGTCGCAACGGCCATGGCGCGCGCTGCGGCCCCTTGCGTGATCAGCGGCTGCAGCGCCTCCAGCGCATAGTCCTGCGCCTTGATCTCGATACCCTCGTAAAGCGCCGATCGCCTGAGCAGCCACAGCCGCGATCCGATCGGCGTCTCGCCCTCCATGACGTCGAAGCTGTCGCCGATCCAGCCGCGGTTTTCGTCGCCGTCGCGCAGCTCGCTTTCCTCGACGCGCCGGTCTGTCATCAGGCAGATCAGCACCTGCGTCGCCAGCCCCTGTTCGGCGCGAAAATCGCCTGGTGCCGTCGGATGCGTCAGCGGATTGAGGATCAACTCGCCGATCAAGCCATTCCAGCCGATATCAGGCGAGCGATAGGGCTCTTCGGTGTCGTCGACCGGAATGATCTTGAGCATGGCTTTGAACCTTCAGACGGGAACGCTGGTTATGTCGCCGCCGGCGGTAACGCCGCCATGGCGATGCGTGTGCCCGATATCTTTCCCATTGTGGGTGACCGTTCCCCCGGTGATCGCGACGCCCGTGGGTGAGATCACCATCAGCACGCCACCGGATTTCACACGGATGCTCGTCCCCACAAGGCTGACGATATTGCCGCTCGAGTCATAGATCGCCGTGCCGCCGCCCGGCAGATCGGCCGGGCGATGCGCGGGATGTTCGCCGCCAAAGACATAGGCCTGATCGGCATCCTCGTTCGGTTGCAGCAGGAAGGCCTTCGCCCCCTTGATCGGCATCGACGCGAAGCCGTGCGGCTCGATCCGGTGGATGCGGGTATAGCCGTCATTGTAGAGACCACGCCCCGAGACGAACTGCTGGCCGTCCTTCTCGATATTCTCGCCGTCGAGCTCGATCCGCCGGCCGCTCATTGATCCTCATACTCCGGCGTGATCGCACCAGGTGCGGTGTAGGCCCCCGCCGTCTTGCCGCGCGGGTTCTCCCCGCCGAGCGCGCGCGGATCGGCGAGCGAGAGCGTCGCCGTCGTGCCCTGCAGGCCTTGCGCATCCTGATTCAGCGTCACGCTCTTGATCACCATCATCCCGTCGATCCCGATCCATGCGTCGCGCACCTGCACCAGCCAGTTGCGCGTCCAGATGCGGCCGCCGCCATCCCGCCATCCGGTGACGGTGATCGAGGCCGTCGCCGCATAGCCGGCGCCGCGTTTCACCTGCCAGTCGGCCCGCTTCTTCATGCGGTCGATCGTCGCCTCGCCTTCGTGCGGGATGATCAGCGGCCGGCTGCGCGAAACGCCGCTATCCCTCGCGGTCGCTTCCGGCCGCAGCTGCTGCTTCTCGACGCCCTCGCTCGCCTGGCCGCGCACCTTCACGCTGCTGTGGCGGCCGCGTTCGGTGATTGAGGATGACGCCTGTTCGATGTTGACGCCGAAGATCAGCCCGCCGGAATGCGTGCCCTCCGGCTTGGTTGCGAGCTTCAGCTTCCCCTGCGGTGTGTCGTAGATCAGGATGCCGCGCCCGCGTGCGCGCCGTTCGATCGTCGCAAACAAGGTCTCTCCCGTCCGCAACTTGTGCCGCGGTTCGACCGGCAATCCGCCGTCGCTCTCCACTCCGATTCCGAGGCCGTCGAATTCCTTGGCGATGCCGGCGAGGTCCTTCCCAAGGATCTCTCCAGTGGCGTGCTCGACCGAACATTCGGTGGCATCGACGGTCCGCGAGCAGACGGTCACCGAAAGCGATCGGTCGCTGGCGGTATGGCCCGCCTGAACATCCCGGACATACCCCGTCAGCAGCAAATCGCCGTCGGCCTTGATCGTAACTTTGCCGCCGGGCGCAACGGCAACGCCATTACCGACGGGAACCAGCACGATCGACGCCGTGCGAACCGCCTCCTCGGCCGAAGCCGTGATCGATATCGATTTGTAAGGCGGCAGCCCGTCGATCGTCAGCGTCTCCAGCATCGTCTATCCCTAGCTAGGACGCCAGCGCATCGAACAGCGTCGGCATCACCATCGGCGTCGAGGATCCAGCCAGATCGACCAGCGAGCCCGCCCGCTTGGCGTCGCCATACAGCTGATAGGCAAGCACGGTCGACGGCAGGGAAATGCCGGTCTTGACGCGGATGACCGGCGCAGCATTCGCGGCGATATCGGAGATCAGCCGGCATGAAACCGCCGTCACGCCAGTCAGAAACGCATAGAGATCCGCGCCGTCGCCGCCAAGCGTACCGGCCGCAGCCGCACCGGCGTCGCCTGCAGCGGACACCCTCGCTCGCGCGCTGCGCGCCATCGGCCGTGACACCCACTCCGCCCGGCAACCCGCAATGGCAAGCCCCATGGAAACCATGATCGACAACGCATTCACCGTCTCGCCGGTCACCGAGGCCGGAACGGCAATCCGGTCGAATTCCGCAGCCGCCGTCACGCTCTCGGCCACGATGCGCATCAGATCAAGCGCTTCCGTAGCGAAATCGGAGGCATCGAGGGCGGGCGCCGCGGCAATCCGCGCCGTCACATCGGCAAGATCGTCGACGTCTTGGACGATCGTCGCCGCGAGATCCGCCAGCCACGAGAGCACCGCCTGCCTGTCCGCCGCCATGGAAGCTCCTGTCAGAAGAAATTCGCGAACTGCGATGCGGCCGCAGCCATCCCGGCCGCTACTGCGGCCGAAACATCGCCGATCGAAAGCACGGCGCCGACCTCGTTACTAGAGGGGATGAACGTCACGTCGAAGCCAACATAGCCGCCTCTGTCCTTGCTTCGCGAGCGCCGGAACCCCTGCGCTGTCGCCAGCATCCCGCCATCCATTGGCAGCACCAGAAACCCCGGTCCATCCGCTAGCATCACCGCCTGCAGCGCCAACGCCTGCGCGTCCGACGCATCCCCGAGTAAGTAGAGCGTCACGTCGAAGGCCGAGGTCGAAAGCCCAAGCTCCTCGATAGCGGTCTGCCGGCCGCCGGCATACTCGTGCAGCGCCAGTCGCTTCCCACCGGAAAGATCGTCATAGTCGACGAAGAACGACACGCCGCGATAACTCGCGGAACGCAGGGTTTTCTGCCAGTTGCGCAAAGCGTTGCCTCTGATATTTTTAGCCACCACAACCGGGAGGCGTCTTTGTCAATCAAGTTTACGACCGCGTCATTTTTCGCTGTGCTACTCGCAAATCAGGCCGCAGCACAGATTCTGGAGCCGAAGGATTATTCACCCACCGATGATGCCACGATCCGCACGGTCCGGCTGAAAGATCGCGGAAGCGGACACTACTCGGCAATGGTCGCCATCGCCAACCGCTCCAGCAAGCCGTTCAGCACGAACTACGATTGCACGCTTTTCGATGCCACTGGCACGCCCTACGACAACGCCGGCGGCAACGCCCAATCCGTGCCGCCCGGGCAGGAAGTGTCTTCCCAGTCGAGCAGCTTCACCCCAAAGCCGGCAAAGGTGGTATGCCGGATAGAGTTCGTGGTTCCCGCAAATTAGAACCCGCCACCACCGCCGCCGCCATTGGGCGCACCCGGGCCGGCCGGGGCCATGCTCCGGCCGGTATCCGCATTGACGACGGGTCTTGGCGGTTGGCCGGACAGACCGCGATTGAAGGCGCTTGCGGCGGATGCCATCTCTTTCGCTGCGGAGACGATCGAGGCGCTCATTCTCTCGCCGGCCTCAACAAGAGAGGAGGCCGACTGCTTGATCGAATCTCCGGCCTCACGCCCGCCTGAAGCAACGCTCTGCCCCGCCTCATCGCCGGACTGCTTCAACCCGGTCGCATCGATCTTCAACGCATCCTTGAACTCTTCTTTTGAGGGAATTCGAAAGAAGTCTTTCACGCCGGCGGGGATCGAAGCCAACGGCGACGGCATGCCGGCAGCCACAGCCCGATCATGCGCCATCCGCTCACCCTCCTGCCTGCTTTCGGCATAGGCGCCGTAGATCTTCGCGGCGTTCGGCACCCGAGGCTTTTCCGGTACCGGCCGCTCCATTGGCACCGGCACTCCGCCGCCACGACTGCCCGGAAATTCCGGCGTGATCACTGGCATTCCCTGCCGACCGGTCGAGGAGCGGACCTTGCCTTCCAGATATCGATTCTGACGGTAGGCCTTCAGCCATTCCTCGTCCCGATAGCCGCCCTCATAGGCCAGATCGTCGGCCTCGTCATCGCTGACGAAACCAAGGTTGCGCTGCAGCCAGGAATATCCGCGCTTCTTCGCACCCTCATCCTTGGCGTTATTGAAATCGAGCCCGCGCGAAACGCTGTCCATCACGGTCGAAGCCGCCGGCGCGATCGTTTCGCCAGCCGATAGCTTCAGCTTGTCCCAGCTGCTGGCCATCTTATCGATCTTCGACTGCGTATCGGCAAGCACACGGTTGACGTCGCGAAGCACCGTCCCGTCGACCTTCGAACTGTTCACCGCATCGATGAACTTCTTGTAGCTGTCGGCGCTGGTCATCAGTGATTGCATGCCGAGACGGAATTCCTGGTCGGTAAACAGCAGCGGCAGCTTGCTAAGGTCGCCCTTGACTGCTTCCTTCGACAGGCGGACGAAGGCCGAGACGGCATCCTCGCCACTCTTCTTGGCGGCATCCATCTCCTTGCGCAGATCAATGCCGAAGTCGGAAAACTTCTTCGCCGTGTCCGACGAATACATCTTGCCGAAGATGTTCTGCGCCTGCGTCGCTGCGGCCTCGGCCGTGCCGGTATCCTCGCGCAGCGTCTGCAGCAGTGCGATCAGCTGTTTCAGGCCGTCCTGGCCGGTATAGCCAAGCGAGGAGAATGAGTTCGCCAGCTCCGGAATATAGGCCGCCATATCCTTCAGTTCGAACTGGCCCGCCTTGCCGCCCGCGACCATGATGTCGAAGGCGCGCTGCATCTCGCCCGCCTGTATCTTCAACGCCGAGGACGCTTTGATCGCCGTATTGGCGATGTCTTCCGTTACCGATCCGGAGGCCTGCGCCGTCGCCAGCACCGATGGTAAAAAGGCCATCGCATCCTGTAGGCTAAGACCGGAAGAGACCAGCGTATCGAGCGCCCGAATGCCGTCGTCGAGCGGCATGGCAAACTGCTTGGTCACCTGCTGCAGGCTGGTGAAAGCGGCCTTCGTCTGCTCTGCGCTCGCATCCGCCGTGATACCTATCCGCTCCATCTGACGCTCGACGGCGGCAAAATCGACTAGCGCCGCTTTCGCGGCATAAGCCATCGCGCCTGGCGCTGCGTACCGCGCCACAGCCGCAAACGCTGCCCGCGACCCTTGAGCGATCATCGAGTTCTGGCGGTTGAAGGCGGCCGCGCGCTTATTGATAGAGTCGAGATCCCGGCCGACCTGGCGCGCCATCGCGTTCGTATCGGCCTTCCCGGTAATCCGGAGGATCGCCTCGATAACGCGATTGGTCACGATTTATGCCTTTCACGGAAGAGATTGTAGCGCTCGGCCCAATACCAGATCTGGGATGGCGTCATGGCCTCGACGCGCTGCGCATCCCAGCCGAACCGAAACACGAAGGCGTCGGCGACCTCGTCGACGCCTTCGATCAGGGAAAAAAACCGCAGACGGCGTCCACCAGCTTGAGGGTGTCGGCGGTGGAAAGTCCGGTTATCATTGCATAATCGGGCGAGACCAGGGTCTTCTGGACATAGGCATCGACGACTTGGGGATAGGTTACCAGCATGTCGCCCGTATTGGTCTTCTGCCACTCCTGCGGGCGGCCCAGCCCTTGCATGCAGATTTCCACATAGGTCGGCTCACGCAAGACGATCTTGTCGAACGTCTTGTCGTGAACCGTGTACCCCTTGGAAAGGGGGACCGTAATATCCGCCATCAGGATGCGCCCCTGTTATACTGCTCGGTATTGATGACGAGGCCGGACAGTTCGCCATTATTCCGGTTGGATGACGGCCTTCCGCTGAAAAAGGCGTCGGTGAAATAATGTGTCACCCCGCCGAATTCCTCGATCACGGTGATCGACTGTCGCGGCGCCAATAGCAACGCATTGGCGTCCACGTCGTCTCGGATCACGATTTCCGCGGTGGCAGGCACCGGAGTGGCGACGCGATCCACCGAACCGTTCTGGTTGGCCACCGCCTCGATCGACACCGTAGAGGGTGAGACGTTGAATGTGCCTCGCAGCGAAAGCTGCGTGCCATCGGCGGCGCGGGCAATCATCCGTCCGCCGAAATCCTTACCTGTAGCCATGAGACTTATCCTTCAGTTGACGGGATTACGCGGCGTCGCGGAACTGACCATAGACGGTTGCGAGACCCGCCAGGATGTCCAGCGGATTGACGACATCGAGCGGCAGTCGCATGTTGACGCGGTTCGGGTTGTCGGCGTCCCGCTCAACCACCATGTTCAGCAACGCCTGCTCCGAATTCTCGAGGACGCCGGCCATCTGCTTGTAGCTATGAAATAGCGTCGCCTTGATATCCTTGACCGTCGTCATCGACGCGAGGTTCTGCGGGTTATCGCTGGAAATCGCCTTATTTGAATGCTCATAGGCGAGATCGGCGCGGAATTTTTTCAGCGCATAAGTCAGCTGGAAGACGGTCTGGATATCCCGGAAGGTCGTATCCGGCGCGCCGTTCGTCGTCTGCTGCTGAGTGATGATCTTGTCGACGGTCACCTGCCCGCTGCGATTGACGTTCCATGTCGAAACGCCGTTCTTGAGTGCGGTATCCTTCGTCGCATAATCCATCCAGTAGTTGCGGTCCCGCGGCGCCGAAAGCCCTTCGACGACAAGGCCGGACTGGTTACGCGAGACGTCACCGTTGGAGCCTCCGCCGAGCCACGCGGAGATTCGCGCAATCATCGCCGACACCCAAATATAATCAGGCTCCGCGAAGCCGCCGGAGGCGAAACGCGGGATCATCGTCAGGTGCCAGGTGTCCCGCGCCAGGGCGAAAGTGTAGAGGTTCGTCGACGTATCCGTCTTCGGATAGAAGGCGTGCCCATAGAGCTGCTGGAGATAGGACCAGCGGCCACTGACCGAACCGAGAAAGCTGTTCAGCGTATCGAGATTCGTTCCATCGCCGAAGGCGGATACGATGATCTCGAAAGGATCATCGTTCATCGCCGCCAGGACGTTTGACACGGACGGAACCCCGGCGCCGGGCGTCGTCGTCGCGAAGGTGAAGAGACCGGCGAAGGCGTTCACCGTATCGAGGATTGGCACGAAGATGTCGAGGCCTGTCGCATAGGTGCCTTTGTGCCGAGCCGTGATCGTGACGACATTGGTCGCCGCCGTTGCGGTGAACGGCAGAGACATGCCCGTCAGCCGGTTGTAATAGCCATTGATTGCAGCGGCGAGCGCCGTCGCCAGCGCTGCGGCAGACATGGCCGCCGGCAGCTCGATCGAGATCGTCTCTCCTGCAATCTGCACGATGCCCTGTCCGCCGGCCGCCGGTGGCGTGCCGATGGTGATCGTCCGGATTTCGGCCGTACCCGTATCGGCGACGCGGCCGATCCAGATTTCCTGCGCCGGCGAATTGCGCCGGGCGGCGATAAACATCGCCTCGATCATGGAACCGGCGCCACAGAGCACGCGGGCATCCGTACGCGTGTTGCAGATTGCGATCTGCCCTTCCGCGAGCGTGCCGCCGGCAAGGCCGTGGCCGAGCAGGATCATGCGCGTTTCGTTCTGGAACTGGCCTCCCGACTGCACATCGAAGGCGAAGATCGGCGCCGTCAGAGCGGCGGGGATGTTCGATGCCATTTATTTCTCTCCTTCGCCATCGGGCGTTGTGGGCTTCTTCTTCGACTTCTCCGGCACGATCGTGCCGTCGAGCTTCAGCCGATTTTCGTAGGGGCTCGTGGAATTCACCGGCCGCCCGTCGGCCGGCCAGTCCGGCTGACCACCGGGCATGGGGATGCGATCGCCCTTCTTCGCGGGCACATAAATTTCGTCGCTCATGAGAGGATCTCCAATCGATGCGGCTGATTAAATTTCCGGCTCTTCCGGCCCGTAGGCGTAACCACCCTCAAGGAGCGGCAATTCTTCGGCGACGAAATATGCCGCCAACGCGCCAAGCTTTGCCTTGGCATAGGATTGCTCCGGCAACGCCTCATAGAGACGCCGGATCGGCTGCGGCAATCCGCCGTCTTCCATGTCGAAATCGTCGTCGCGGATCTGGCAATGATATCGCATCGTGACGCGCTGCAGCCTGATCCCGAGATCAGCCACGGCGAATGTCTGCTCCTCAAGTTTGATCGTGCGGGCCGATATCATTCGCCACAGAATGCCGGGCTGACTGAATTCCAGAAGATACCGGACTTGCGAGCAAAGCGCCGCAAGCACCAGGCGCGCTTCCGGATCTGTGGCGGCCATAACTGCCGAGAAGTCGTTGTCATCGACCCTATCGACCACCGCCAGCTCGGCGACGATATCGATCACAGCATCCGCCTCGGTGTCGTCGGCCGCAGCCATCGGACCGCGAAGACTGACGCCGCTTTCGGCCGTATAGAGCGAAAGCACCGGCGTGTAGGGCCTGCTTGTATCAATGTCCTCGATCGCGACTTCGCGGCTATCCAGCACATTGACCCCGGCGATCGTCGGAAAACCGGTTCCGGCCTCGACGGCTGCCGTTGGCCGAAGCACTTCTATACCTGCCAGGCGCAAAGCTTCCGCTGCAAGCATATCAGGCCTCCGGTAAACTCTGCGCGACAGCTAGTGTCGCCATGACGGTGCCTAGTCCATCCGGATCGAATTGACCGATGGTGAACAGCGCGCCGTCTTCCTCGCGACGAAGCATGAATCCTGCCGCAAGCGGCTTGCCGTCGATCAACCGGATCGACGCCAGGCGTTGCGCGGCCCGGTGCAGGGTCCGCCCCATACCGGTCACCGGCTGCGCCTTGGACTCGTTTTCCATCTGCGTGTTTTCGAAGAAGCACGCCGATGTCGTATAGGGTTCGTCCGTCGCCGACAGCTTGGAACGGGCGTTCGGATCTTTCGCCGAAAGCGGAAAGATCGTCACATCCTTGCCGTGGACACGTTCGACTGTGGAGCGGCTGACCTTCGCCAGCCGCTCGAAAACGTTGGTCATGACTTAGACCGTCGTCGCGCCGAGCAGTACGTCGACCGTGGGCGAGGGGTTGGCCGCCGCCGAAACCGCAACGCCAATCAGCGTGTTGCCCGATGCCGTCTTGTTGACGACGCTGTTGGCCGCATCCCAGTAGAGCTTGTCGCCGATGGCGATTGCCAGCGCCGACGTCTTTGGGAGCGTGTACACACCGGTACGCTGAATAGAGATCGGCACGGTCGCAGCGGCGGTTACGCTGGAGATGCCGATCAGCGAGCCGATAATGACAGGCATGCCCGAAACGGCCCCGCCTGCAGGAGCCGGAACGTCGATCGAGTGACCCGGCTGGACGTAATTCTTCATGTCGATATCCTCTTGGAAGCAGGTGCACCGTATTGCGGTGCGCGAAGTTGAAGGTTGAGCCCGACTTATGCGCCGGGGTTCTTCCAGCCAAAGCGGTAGTCGACGGCGCCGCAGCCGAAGTCATGCTCGACAGACATTGCCATACCCTGGCGACCGAACGGGTTTTCGATGCGAACGCGCGGGGCCTCATATCCTTCGAGATAACCCCAGCGATAATTCGATCCGGCTTCGGGATTGGGGAAGAGATACCAGGGATTGCCGGAAATCTGCGCTGTGTCGATCGGCGTCAGGCGGCCGGAGAAGATATTGACCGTCTGGACGGTTGCAGGCGTGATGCTTGCGACCAGCATTTCAGCCGCCGTAATCGTGTCCGGACCAGTCAGGATGATCGACGGGCTGTTGGAAAGCAGCGGATTGTCGTCGAGGCTCTTCTGTTTCGCCATCGCGGCACGGCCGTTCGATACGGTCGTCACGTCAATTGCGGCGCCAGCGCCGGCAAGGTTGTTGTGGCTTGCGTGGAAGACGGTCTGTCCGTCAGCCAGCTTCGCGTTCAGGGCCGAAGAGTAGAAAGTGATTTCTTCGAACAGAGCGACGGTCGAGCCGTAGGATGACAGCATATCCTGGATGGCGCCGAGATCATCATTGATCATCAGCTGACGCGAGACGGCAATCGCACGTGCATAGGACAGAACCTGCAGCACTTCCTTGCCTTCAGTCAGCGTCCCGTACTTGATTTCGCCATCCTCAAGCACCTGCTTGAGCATCGGGAAATCGCCCGTCTTCAGGCTGGTGTGCGGCCTGAAGTCACGGAAGTTGCGCTGACGGGCAATCCGGCGATAGGTCGGCTGCGCCAGGGCGTAGCGGGCTTCGAGCGTGCGATTGATCGACCCTTCCAGAATGGCCGGGAAATCGGATGTGGTATGCGCGGCACGTGTCAGAATGTCCTCGACCTCGCGGGCATTGCGGGGGAAACCGCGATATCCGACAGCCTCCGCGGCGATTGCCACCAGGCCGTCAGACATATAGCCGCGTGCCGCGCCGCTCGGTCCGGCGGCGGGCAGCGGAGCGCCCAGCCGATAGGCAAGAGCTTCGATGCGGGCGTTGCGGCGCGTTTCGGCTTCATCGGTGACGACACGCGAAGGCGATGTCTGTTGGGTCCGCGATGCCATGTGATCAAAGGCCTGAGCCCGGAAGGCATCAATGCTGACGTTGGCGCGGATCGCCTCCTGAATGGCGGCCGTCTGCATGCCGGCGCGCGTGCCCATGTCGAGGATATCAGCGGCCCGAGCCGCAGCGGCAGCTTCAGGGGTCTGCGTCGACGTGGGAGTCGGGGCATTGCGGGTTGCCGCAGCCTCCTCGTCTTCCTTCTTCTTGATCTCGCCGCGCAGATTCTCCGCCTCGGCCAGAATGTCGGCATGCTCCTTTTCGATGGCGCGCGCAGCGTCGGGCGCCATGTCATCTTGGATCTCAGCAATCTTTGCCGCAGCTCGCTGCGCAAGCTTGTCGAGATCCGCCCGCATGGCAGCGAGCGTCACCGCGAAATGCGGGATATGGCCGGAAATGTCGCCAAACCAGGAGGCCGTCGCCGGCACGTGGTGAGATGCCGCGAAGACATCCGGCGCGGAGACGGAAAACAGAAGGACGGCGAGGGCCAGCGTGCAGGCGACCGCCAGGACGTTAGAGATTTTCATATTGGTATTCCCAGAAAGGAGCCTAGCCCACAGGCGGAAAAGGGCGACCGCCTGCTGGCGGGTATGGCAGCCAGGCGAAACCTAGCGAGCCAATTCGATCTGCCGCTGCGCCATCGTCATGCGCAGGCGGCGAATTGCATTCTGATCCTCGGTGGAGGACATGACGCGGCAGGCGTACAGCGCTTCATTGCTGCCACTGCGAACCTGAGCGCCGGGATCGGCCGGGATCGGCACTGCCGAAATTTCCCATGGCTCCCAATCGATGACGCGACGCAACGGGATCTTGCCTTTTCGTTCCGTCGTCTCGACAGTGTGGATGCGGTAGCCAACTGAGATATTGGAGACCGTACCTTCCTTGATGCGGGCGACGCGGTCGGCGGCATCAGGCGCATTCGAAAGCTGGATTTTGGCGAGGCCCTTGCCGCCCTTGATCGTCGCCGATCCGCGCACGACGGCGCCGATCACGTCGCCAAGGCTCCATTGCCCGTGAGTATCAAGGAACGGCGCTCCGGCGTTCAACCTGTCGAGGCGAACGCTCTTCGCGTTGACGACCAGTTCCTCGTCAAATTCGCCGTCCATCCACGATACCCGGCGCACGGTCGCGCCGGTGGTGAAGATGACGTCGATCGTGTTCGTTTCCTGGTCGAACGATCCCGCGCGTACTTCGGCGTCGCGTAGGAGCTGCGGCAACCGGATGATTTCACTCATCGGCATTTTCCTTTGCTTTCGTGGATGCGCCTGCCTCGCCTTCGGGCGAACCCGACGGAGCAACGCCGCCAGCCGGGCGGCGTGGATCGATGTCAAGCGGCACGTTGTTGGCGTCGGCAAACTTGAAGAACGCGTCGAAATCTTTGACCACCTTGCGCCAATCCCGGCCCCACGCGGATATGAATTCCTGAGGCGACATGCGGCCGGAGCGGACTGCAAGGATATCCGCTTGCAGATCCTTCAGAGGGTCGATCGGTTCTATGCCTGGCATGATGTGGTCGACCGGATAACCACCGTCGAGACGAGGCAATCTGTCGGCGAGAATGGCCAAGTCCTCGAACTTTCGATCGACTTTCCGGCAAACCATCGGCACGAAGCACGACCACTGGAATTGTTCGATCATTCGGCGAAATTCGATCTTTCCGGCGCGAAGCGATGAATAGTTCGCCTGCGTTAGATCGCCGGTCAGCTGGTCATAGGTAATCCCAGCACCCGCAGCCATGGCCCGCAGACCGGCCTTGTACGATTCGCCGAACACCGATTGCGTCGAGCCGCTCGGAAAGGTGATCTCGGCGTCGCCGATATCTTGGATCATGCCCGGCTCGATGCGGGTGACCTTGTCGCCTTTGTCGTCTTTCTTCGTCGCAAGCACGTTCTGGCCGCCGGGCGCCCGCTTAATAAAACCGGCATAGCTGGACTGCGTCCGCTGCTGAACGATGGCCGCTTCCATTAGATCCTGCAGTTCCTTGGCGGTCAGTAGGATCGGCGCGAACAAGGGCACGCCACGCAACTGCCCAAGGCGAAGCGGCCGATAAAGGTGACAAATATCGCTCCAATCCACCAGGACCGAAGATTCGATACGGCCGACCACCATCTCGCCAGGATGGTTTTTCCAGAGATAGACGCCTTCGCGAACGCCGAAATCGCCGATCTTGATGCCGAGACGCACGGATGACGTTTCGCCTGCCGCGCCGAATATGCTGTCGCGCGTGGCGTCGATTTGATCTCCCTCCAACCCCTGCAGGCGGAACGGCAGCACGCGAGGCGAATCTGACAGGCTTCTCGGGATCAACCGAAGGAGGCTATCACCTCCTTCGAACATCGACCGGCACAACAGTGCCTGCTGCGCGCCGTAATCAAGGACATCCTCGATGTCGCTCGATGCCTCCCATTCCTCTCGCAGCAGGC